GCGTCTGTGATATCTCTACCACGCACTTCTTGTGTAATATAGACTGTCACGGCTTTCTACTCCGCTTACTTTCTACTCAGCAGTATTGCCAAGTTAAGTAACCTTACACTTTTACATATAGGGGTAAAAGGTAAATTTAATCGTGTTGATACATCGGATATTTTAATATCTAATATCTGCTATATGTTCTAAAACAAATACTTACTTTGATCCCCTACGCGAATCTCAACCCAGATACAAAAACATATGCAGTTTTTTGGTTTCCGTGCTATTATTAAAAGTACCCAATAGAAAGCGGTGTCATGCGTTATAAATTTAAGTTTAAGCCATACGAGCATCAGCTTGAGGCTTTGAAAAAATCATGGAAGCAAAAAGAATTTGCTTACTTTATGGATATGGGGACAGGTAAATCAAAAGTCCTTATAGATAATATGTGCGTACTGTACGACCGTGGGGCTATAACAGGTGCTTTGATTGTTGCGCCGAAAGGTGTGTATAGAAACTGGGAACAAGGTGAGTTACCTACCCATATACCAAACCATGTGATGTATGACACAGTATTGTGGAACCCAAGCCAGACAAAGACACAATTAGAAAAACAAAAGATATTATTTGTAACAGATGATAATTTAAAAATATTTATTATGAATGTAGAAGCATTTAGCACTAAGAAGGGTTGTGCTATGGCAGAGAGTTTTGTAAATGCTCATAAATGTTTATTAGCTGTAGATGAAAGCACCACTATAAAAAGTAAAGATGCAAAAAGAACTAAAAGTATTGTTAAGATTGGTAAAAACGCACAGTACCGAAGAATACTAACAGGGTCACCAGTTACAAAAAGCCCTATGGATTTATATACTCAGTGTGAGTTTCTTGATCCTTGGTTATTGGGTCATAGCAGTTATTTTAGTTTCCAATATGAGTATGCCGTTGTTCAGCGCAGAACTATGGGAGCGCATAGTTTTAACCAAGTGGTAGGATACCGGAATCTTGATAAGTTGAATGGTGTGCTTGATAAATTTAGCTTTAGGGTAAAGAAAGAAGATTGTTTAGATTTACCAGATAAAGTGTACATCAAACGCAGTGTAGAATTAACTGATGAACAAAAATCGGTTTACAGCAGTTTGAAAACATTTGCCCTTGCTATGTTAGAAGAAGGTTCTGTAACTACAGATACAATACTAACCCAACTTTTACGATTACAACAAGTATGCTCAGGCCATGTAAAAATGGATGATGGCGTAATGAAAACATTTAACTCTTCTAAATTACCTGAGCTTATGTCTGTATTAGAAGAAACAGATGATAAGGTAATCATATGGGCTAATTTTACACATGATATAAAAACCATACGTAATGCTATAGCAGAAAAATATGGGGAAGAATCAGTAGCTACTTATTACGGTGAAACAGAGAGTGATGATCGGCAGGATATAGTAAATAGTTTCCAAGACCCCGAAAGCCGTCTCACTTATTTTGTAGGGCAACCACGCACAGGCGGTTATGGGCTGACCCTGACTCAAGCTAAAACAGTGATTTATTATAGTAATAATTTTGACCTTGAGATACGGTTACAAAGTGAGGATAGAGCGCACCGTATTGGACAAACAAGTAAAGTCACTTATATAGATATTGTAGCAGATGATACAGTAGATGAACGTATTCTCAAAGCTCTGCGTAATAAGATTAATATTGCGAGTCAAGTATTAGCTGAAGATTTTAGAAATTGGATAATTTAGTTTCTAGACTTTCTGATAGCCTCTAAAGTTTCCCTAACTGTCGGGGGCTTTTTTTCATTTGGTCTATATTTACACTGAATCTCTTTTGGGTAAAATTCGTTAATACCCATCCATACACTATCGACAGTATTATTGGGGCCATGATAAATACAAATACGTTCACCATCAATAATGTCACAACCTTTTAATCTACACATAACATATTCTGGGTCTGCTTTTGCTGAGTGCGCTTTGAGCAAAAGAACAAAAGATGTAAGGACAGCTATTCCTGCGCCTAACATCACAATCCAAGCGACAATCTCTACAAACTTACGTCGTCTCTCTCTTTGAGCGTACAGAGTTTCCTGCCTGCGTTTGCGGATCTGGCCTTCCATTTTGACCAACTCATCCCACTTGGACTTTCCCATAGTAAGACTGATCCACTGTTTTAACTCATATCTCTGCTGTTCCGCTTTTTGTTTGTTTGCAAAAGCGATTACAGCTTCCTGCTCAACCGATTGACCAGCAAAGAGTTTTTTAAATATAGGTGGGTTCTTAGCTTCTTTCTCAGCTTGGTCTAGGTCTGAAAGTGCGCCCATCCATCTGGATAAGTCCGAGGCCATAGACTCAATATCTCGACCTATGGCAAACCCTTTTTTTAGAGCTCCAAACGCCGCAGAGGCTGTTGCCATAGCGGTGACCGGATCCATATCACACCATTCTCATGCGTTCAACCAACCGTTTAGCACGATTAGGCACTTGTCTATACCAGACTGAATCAACCATCTCATCTGCTGCTTGCTGCCAATCTCTAGCATCTACACCAGCTTTCATACCCTTAAATTTACTGAGTCGTGGTCTGCCCATGTTGAACATCATGTTTGCGATTATTAATTGCACTTCTTCTGGTAAAGTATCGAAGTCTGGGTACAATCTTTCACAGTCATCAAGTACAATCTCAACGTCTCTATTAAAGCACTCTGTGACTCTATCTGCTGCGACAGGTGTTCCGACTGGCTTGTTATGCTCTTCGTCAGATTCGACGACCAAGTGACCAATGCCAAAAGTAGGCAGACCCAGATGATCCAAGTATATTTCATACTTACACCCCTCATCTGCTTCAATTTCTAAACGTAATTGTTCTGTATTCATCTTACTAATCTCGCGATACCTTGTCCTAGTCTGCTATTATCAATAGCTTGACCTATTGCATCAAAAGGGAACAGACTGCGGAACATCCCTGTATTTTGTGTTTGTGGCTGAGCTAAAACATTTGCGACTCTTGCTTGCATAGCTTGACTTTTTTGTAATTGATCATCTAAAGATGTTATGCCAGCATTGAGAGCACGTCGCGCTTTTGCAGCCGGAGGTAAAGGTGGGGGCGCACTTACAATAGGAGGAGGTGTTCTAACAGGGGTTAAAGGATCTCCTAGCGCAGGAGCTTTACCAGTCCTCTGCACTTCTTCTTTTGGTGTTTCTACATCCTTACTGAAACTTTCACCCAACTGTCCTAAGATATTGGCAAAAACATTTGATCTACGTTTATTCCAAAACCTCTGGATTCCAGGCTTCCCACCGTACAATTTTTTCAACTGCGCCACAGAGGGTGGATTTGCAAATACACTTGCCATAATATTATTTGTAAGAATAGTTCTATACCCTTCTAGTTTTAGTTGAGCCAGACTTGCAACAGCAGAAGCTGCTTGTATTTGCCCACCAGCATCTATTTGGAAACCAGCTAAAAATGCTGAATAAATTTGATTATCTTGCAAGTCTTTAACGTAAGGACTTGCTGTTTTATCATAAGTAGCGATATCACCTTCTAATGTAGCTCTTTGAAAAAGAGGTTTAAATTTAGCATAATCACCTGAAAAATTAGTCAACTCAGTAAAGGCTTGAGCCAGAGATGCTGGCTGAACAATGTTAAGCCCCTGTTTATCAAAAGTAGAATTAGCATCTAATATTTTTTTGAATATAGCAGCCCTCATATCATTAGCGACTTTACCATCTACTCCACCATTTTTATTAATGAATGAAATTATTTCAGCTTCCGTCATTTCATTAATAGATGTTAAAGCTCTTTCACCCACTGTCATTCTTCGGCGCATGGCAGCAGTCACACCATCAGATTGGAGCCATGCTCCTTCTTGAGTTATTCTTTGTAATGCTGCACGTTCACCTGCATCGGGAACCATTTTGGCAAATAAATCACCATCTGCTTCACTTATTTCTCTAATACGAGCTGGTGCTTTTGTAGGGTTTTGATACAACCATGTTATGAATCCATCCTGCACATCAGCTATTAATTGAGCTGCTGCGAGTTTACCCTCTGGCTTATTACCAGCGGCAGCTTTGGACATTTTAGTGAAAAAATCCCAATCTTTAGATGTAAAATCACCTGTCCAAAACTTTTCAGCAAGTTCATTAGGCATAACTTCTGATTTACGAGAAAACATACTAGCTATATTAGAAGCCTGATTAGTGTCCACTTTTAATTTAACTAGATCTTTTGCTTCATTATAATATTTAAGAAAATCTTTACCCCCACCGACAGGGTTTTCAAGTATCTCATCTATTTTATCTACTAATAGTTTTGCTGATTTAGAATCAGGGCTATCCATTAACCCACTCGCTCTATCACGTAGAGCCTTCAGCTGAGTTAAAGCATCAAAACTAACTTTTTTACCATTATCTTTTATAGATATTTTAGAGACCGTAGGGTCAATAACTTTAAGAATATCATTGGTTATTGCAGCCAGATCACCGCCTAATGGACCTTCAATACGCTGCGTAGTTTCAGCAGCAAATTTACCTTTTGCATCTAAAGGTATACCACTTGTAGTTCTGCCACCGACAGGCACCTTTGTTGTCTGTGCGCCAAGTTGTATTGACCGTGCAATATCTTTTAATGGTGTAAGATCAAAAACAACATTATCTGCATCGGCAGTATTAAATGCTTTTCTATATGCTTCATCTATTAATTCATTATGAGAAGTTCGTAAGGTTGCAGCAGATTTTTGTATATTTTGTTGTATAGACTCAAGAGTCATACCCTCGGGAACTTTGCCGCCAAATCTAGCGGATAGTAATAAGTAAACTTGCTCAGCTAAATCATCTTGTTGGAGTTTTGTATAAGTACTTAACTCTTCTGCCGTAAAACTATCAAAATTACTTGCAGCTTTTTCTTTCAACTTTTCATACAATCTACGCTGTTGGTTATTCATTAACCGTCCTGGAATACTAGATGTTCCAGCTGTCTGCGTAAATGCAGCTTGTAATAATTTATTTTCGGTAGCTAATTGTGCTGCTCCAAATAATGGTAAATCAAGACGTTCTGCGGCTTGCTGTGCTGCAAGAGCTTGTTCACCTGATGCTTTTTTAGCAAGTATAGAGCCACCCTCAGTCCCTGTAATAGCAGACCTTAATTTTCCACCAGCAATAGGAAGAAATTTAGTTATCACACCATCAATCAGACCGATTGTGGCAGCATCCCCCACACTCAGGTTTTCCATAATTTCACTCATGGACATAGATGTTTCATCTACTAGAGCTTGGTCAACTAAGTTGCCTAATGTGGCTCCTGCTGCTGTTCCCAGTAAAGGACCAAACAGTGTTCCTATTAAACTTCCAGCAGTTGTAAAATTAAGAATATTGCCTGTAAAAGCACCAAGCTCATTAGTAATATCACTAAAACCAGTGGGGTCTACATTAAATACATCACCACCCTGTGCGATGCTATATACCTCTGAAAATTTACCGCCAC